TATTATCCAAAATCTATATCCTCAATTCGTGGGTAGTTTTCTGTTGTATCAACAAATATTCTTTTAGGCATTATAAATTCATCTTTCTTTTCTAATATGTTTTCTATCGTGAAATCAAAATCTTCAGGGAATGGATAAAACTTTCTAAGGACATACCTAGCAGAATGCGCTGCATAACCTGAGTTTGAATTTATAGCCGCCCATTGTGAATACACTCTTAAGCCACATCTATAATCAATTCTTATTGACGCTGGCTTGTTAATCTTTTTATGTTTATTTATTGTTATTCCATTTACGTTAATCCATTTCTTTTCTGTCTTTTTAAGTATATCTAAATCAGATGCGACTGGAGCAACTTTAACTTTAAACTCAAATTCATAACCACAAGCTTCACAATTTTTAGCTGCGGCTCTGTTTATACACTGACAGTTCGGGCATTCTTTAGTAGGTGCTTCTCCTTCACCTTTCTCACCTTTATTAAGAATCTTAATATCATCAACAGGACCGTGCCTAGCAACATTACCTGCAAAGTCTAAAACTAAGCAATGGTCTTTACCTTCATATGGGCGTAGCCCCCTTCCAACTGATTGAGCATAAACTACAGGACTTTTAGTAGGTCTTAACATAACAATTAAATCTATATCAGGAACGTCTAAACCAGTAGTTAATATGTTTACGTTTACAACTGCTCTATAGAATCCAGAGCGAAATCTATCAAGTATAAGTTTGCGATCACTTTCATCTTCTGTTTCATTCATTTTAGAATGAACTATACCTGTATTGATATTATTATCGTTTAGCCAATCCCTAATCCCCTCAGCGTGCTCAATATCAATTGCAAATATTAACCACTTCTTATAATTTGCGCCAGTTTTAATTGTTTCTGTTAATGCCATTTGTGTGACATCATCAGTATTAAATTTCTTGCCTAACTGTTTTGTGCTGTATTCACCGCCTAGCAGTTTAATATCTGAAACGTCCATTTTCATATCTGTTGCTTTTGATAATAGTTTGCAAAGATATCCTTCTTGTATTAGTCTTTGGAAGTTATGCGTTTCAGTTAGGTCATAACAAATTTCATTAAAAAGTGCATTTTTTACTTGATGTAAATATCCACGAGGTCTAAATGGTGTAGCAGTCAATCCAACGTAATTAGCATTAAACTCAGCAAGGAAAGTTCTATACATTCCTGTGTTTTCATCAGTCACTAAATGACATTCATCAATTATTATTAAACCGACATTTCCAAATTGCTCTGCCTTTTTATATACTGATTGAATTCCTGCAACAGTTATCTTTTTTATAGTCTTTGATTTTAACATCGCAGAATATAAACCAATAGGCTCATCAGTATATTTTGTTATTTTTTCATAGTCCTGTTCAAGAATTTCTTTCACATGCGATAGAACTACAATATCGCTAGTCGGGTTGCTGTATAAGTACGATTTTATTATCTTACCAATAATATGAGTCTTGCCTCCACCTGTAGGAACCGCTACGATAGGATGACAATTTTTATCTTTAATGGCTTCAAGAGTTGCTAATGAAGCTTCGTCTTGATACCATCTTTCCTGTATTACTTCTTTATCCATTGAAACATTCAAGCATATTATAGTTAGGGCACGCTTCTGCTTGTTCTTCTTTTGTTAATGGTTTATCTTTTTGTAAACCACATCCCCACTGACCTTCGTCAAGTAAACTAACACTAGTACAAGTGCGACAAGTCTTAACTGGATTTGCATCATTATAACAAAGGTCAGAATAATCGCAAAACTTACACTTAAAGAAGCTAGGAGTACCGTTTCCAATTCTATCAAAATCATCAACATCCTCAGAAGTAATAATTGCTTCAGCTTTACGTATTAAATCTTTAGCATATGTATTGTCAGCTTTTACACGCTCAGTATAATAACTTGAATCATTTTTGTTTTCTACCATGTACAATCCACGACTATATTTTTTCTTGTACATATATAAAACCATTTGAGCATAGTGCGTAGGTTTTGATTCCATTATTCCTTTTTTAACAACTTCTTTAAAATACTTTTCAGAGCTTGTTTTAAACTCTAATAAATGTTCTGTCTTTTCTGCACCGGGAATTCCAAGTGCAGCGCCATCACCATGACCTTGACAGTGACCATTAACTTCTACAAATGCTTCTTGAGCATCAAGAGTATCCCAACATTTAACGCCAATACTCTCTAGGTCTTTAATCATTTTTATTTCTGCATTATGACCTGTTTGGAATATCCTACCAACTCTTCCGTCATATGCAGAATATTCACACCATCTAAAATAGTACCATAACTTGCGCCAACATTCTTCACCAAGTTGAGACATGCCAAGATAAGGGCGAGGGAGTTGTTTTACTGAATTCTTTTCGTCAATCATGTTGACAATATTATTTTTATTACCTGCAAAGTAATCTTTTAAATCCGCCATTTTTCCTCCAAAAAATACTCCCCAAAAATTAGGGGAGTATTAAGTACAACTAAAATAAGCTTTTACTTATTCCACGGTGCTCCACCACCAGAAGCGGGTGCTTCTTTTGTGGCTTCATTTGTGGCTTCAGCCTTTGCAGGATTGCCCGGATTAGCTGTAGCTGTCGCTGCACCTTCAACTTTCGGACCTTCATACTTAGAATAAAACTTGATTTCATTTTGCTCAGCGTATACACCTTGAGCGGGTTTGATACCTACTTTGATACATAATGGAATATTATGCATCTCGTTAGAATCATCAACGCCATCTGGTTTGCCAATTGCATCACACAAAGTTTTCATTTGCTTGCGTGATATTTCAACTGCTTGAGCGTTTGGATTTGTTAAGTTATACTGTCCAAAAACAATCCGGCCTTTATATTTGCCATCAATGATTTTGTACTGCACCTTAAGCAAGGTTCCGTCTTTCTTCTTTGTTTCTACAACTTCTGACTTAACTATTTGGGCATTGTAAGAATCAGCAGGGACAACTGAAAAATCGTCCATACCTTCTTCTTGACTTGCATTAAAGTTCAGTTTAGCCATTCGTATTACCTCTTTTGATTTTATGTAGCTACGCTACTATTTAATTTAGGGATTGATTTAAGTGTCTCCCATATACCACTTACATTTTTTGCCTATATCTTTTGTATTACTAATCATGCACCAATTCACATAATTTTCTATACAATCAATAGGACTATACTTAGCGTGTATTACTCGCCATATACTGTCAGAAGGTGATTGAACTTTGAGGACAACGCACTGACATATATGGTCATACTGGTTATTTAGTTTACAATGTTACCCATGATTAATTTAACGGCACCAGTATGTAGCCTTTAAATTGTAGGTTAAACTATTCTTCTACTTTTTGCTGTTCTTCTTCTTGCTTATCAGTAGCAGCGCCTGTTTGTTTATTGCTAACTTCAACTCCAGAAACTCTTGGATTAGCTTTGCCTAAAACTTTATCAAACATATGCGTTAGGTCAGGTCTTTCAATTAAATCAAGATGACCTGAGCGATCTTTTGCTGTATACTGAGCATCAGGTTCAGTCTGTAGATAACGATACTTAGTACCATCATCTTCTTCACCAATACGCAGAGCCATTACTTCATCAAAGAAAAATGGTAAACCATTAACAAGAGTCTTGCCCGGCATCATTGGTCTGAATGTTGAAATACCTGTATACTCATCTTCAATTCTTGCCATCTTAGCAGAGAAGTAAACATGGCGACCTTCTAAGTCTCTAAATGCTCTAACAAGCTGAGACATGTGATCCGCTAAAGCACCATAAGATTTTCTTGGGTCTTTATCATCACGCTTATACTGTGATAGCATTACTTCTGCAATCTCAGTTATAGAGTCAAGACAAACTGTTTCAAACTGTTTAGCGTCTTCTGACTCAGTGATAAATTCATATGCTTCATTAACGTCATCAAGTGTATTAACTTCAATTACTGGAATGTTTAAATGTGATAGAGAAAGTAGACCACTTTCAGCAGATATGATTATTGGATTTGGAGCGGTAGAACACAAAACTGTCTTGCCTACACCTGCATCACCATAACATAGTGCTTTTACATGGGTAGCACTTTGACCCGTTGTTGTTAGCTTTATTGCCATTATTAATTCTCCTAAAAGATGGGTTAGTATAACATACTATTCAAACGAAGTAAAACCTTTTGTTTCTTTATAATACTCAATGTACCGTAAAGTTTCAAACTGGTCTGCCATAGGCATATTCTCGTGAATTGCCTTAACAACATAATCTCTCTTTGTTTTCGGTTCATTCACAAAGTCACCATGCTTGTCAACATAAAATTCAAGTCTCGGCCTATCAATTGGCTTGTCGTATGGAA